ATGTATATAAGAGACCTATACAGGGTCACGAATATATTTGTACAGTAGATGTTGCAAAAGGAAGAGGTATGGACTATTCAACCTTCTCCGTGTTTGATGTATCTACGAAACCTTTTGAACAGGTTTGTACTTACAGAGACAGTATGATAAGTCCCATGCTGTTTCCCGATATTATAAATAAGTATGTAAGAGCATATAATGAAGCATTAGTCATAATAGAAAATAATGCAGAGGGTGGTATGGTTGCAACTCAGTTGCACTATGACATAGAATATCCAAATGTCTTTACCCAAGGTCAACTCAAAGCAGAAGATATTGGGGTCACTGTAAACAAAAAGATAAAAAGGATTGGGTGTTCTACCCTCAAAGAATTATTAGAAGAAAACAGACTAAATGTTATAGATAGAGCAACTATAACAGAACTCATGACTTTTGTCACGAAGGGTAATTCTTTCGAAGCTGACAGAGGATACCATGACGATATGGTTATGAATCTCGTATTATTCAGTTGGTTTATCACTACTGAATACTTCTATAATCTAACTGATACACAGGTCAAAAACTTGTTATACGCAGAACAACAGAAGTTAATAGAAGACGATGTATTACCCGCGGGGGTGTTTGGAGAGGTAAAACCCGAGGAAACTACCTTTGTAGACGACCAAGGAGACCGTTGGTTCAGTAAAGATATGTCAAATGAGATGAAATGGTAGTTCATTAGAGTTAGCGAAGTTATAAATAAAACAGTAAACAACTTTTACATTAACAGGAGAAAAATATGGCATTTCAAGTATCACCAGGCGTTCAGGTCAAAGAAATAGACTTGACAAATGTTGTGCCTGCAGTTTCTTCCACTGTTGGAGGATTCGCGGGTGCGTTCAGATGGGGCCCTGTTGATGAAGTAGTATCAGTTTCAGATAGTCAAGGTTTAGTAGATAATTTCTATACACCAGCAAATACAAACGCAGGTGCAGAGGATTTCTATTCTGCAGAGGCTTTCTTAAGATATGGTTCATCATTAAAAGTTGTTCGTGTTGCAAGTTCAGACGCCTATAATGCAAACAACGGTGGTGACACCGATGCAAGTATTAAGAATCTAGACGCATACCAATCAGGTTTTGAAAATGGTGGTGCAGCTGGAACTATAGGTCAATGGGCTGCAAAATATCCAGGCGCAATTGGAAACTCACTAAAAGTCAGTGTTTGTGCATCTCCTGATGCATACTTCAATGATAATGTGACAACCTTAGACGCAGAAGAAGCTGCTGGTCAAACAGTGATTAGTGTGACTTCTGAAGCTGGATTCCAAATCAGAGATATTGTCAGATTTGGTACAGATACTCAAGAATATAGAGTGACTGCAAAGGCAACAGGAACAATAACCATAGAAGCCCTTAATCAACCAGCTGGAACTGGTCTAGTTAGCACAGTTGCTAACTCAACACAAGTTCACAGATATTGGGAGTTTTACAATTTATTTGATAAAGCCCCTGGCACATCTGCTTCTGCAACTGCAGCTTCAGGTAGTGCAGACGAAATTCATGTAGTAGTCGTAGACGAAGACGGTGTAATATCAGGAAAACAACACGAAGTTCTAGAAACTTACGGGTTTGTTTCATGTGCATCAGACGCTAAAGACGCACAAGGTAGTGCAAATTACTACAAAACAAAAATCAATAACGAGTCAGAGTGGATATGGTGGACTGGTCACAGTACATCAACTCACCCAGCTGCAAACAGTGTTCACACTCATGCATTATCAGGTTCTACTGCATTCGGTAGACCTTCTGCACCAATTAGTAGTTCACTTGCAGACGGAGCTGACGGAGCTGACTTATCACCTGCTGTCAAGTATGGTGGATATGTCGACCACTTCGGAGACGCGGAAACTGTAGATGTATCTTTCCTAATTGTAGGTTCTACAAGAACTTCAAACGGAGATGTATTAGCAGACCACAACTCTATCGTTAATCAATTAATTCAAATTGCAGAAAACAGAAAAGACTGTATGGTGATTGCATCACCAAGAAGAGCCTCAGTTGTTAATGTTGCATCTGAATCAACTCAAAGTGCAAATGTTGTTGCAGACTATTCGTCTGTGACTTCAAGTTCTTATGCAGTTCTAGATTCAGGTTGGGTATACCAATACGACAGATATAACGACAAATACTGTTGGGTGCCTGGCAACGGACATACAGCAGGGATTATGGCAAGGTCTGACCTATTAAGAGACCCATGGTTCTCACCAGCAGGATTCTCAAGAGGTCAATACTTAGGAATTACAAAACTTGCATTCAACCCATCACAATCATCTAGAGATGATTTATACAGTGCAAGAATTAATCCTATAGTCACATTCCCAGGCCAAGGAACAGTTCTTTTCGGAGATAAAACTGCATTAAGTACACCTTCAGCATTCGATAGAATCAATGTAAGAAGGTTGTTCATCGTATTAGAGAAAGCAATTGCAACTGCAGCTAAATCACAACTCTTTGAATTCAACGATGCATTCACAAGAGCACAATTTAGGGCTGCTGTAGAACCTTTCCTAAGAGATGTTAAGAACAGACGAGGTCTAACAGATTTCACAGTATTATGTGATGAAACAAACAATACCGATTCAGTCATAGACAGAAACGAATTTGTATGTTCTATCTTCGTGAAACCTGCTAGAAGTATTAACTTTATCACTCTTAACTTCGTGGCTGCAAGGTCAGGGGTTGAGTTTGAAGAAATCTACGGAGCAGTTTAAGGAGTAAAGAATGGCAACAATAGACGAATTTAAAGCACAACTGATTGGTGGTGGCCCAAGACCAAACCGATTCAGAGTCTTCATTCCTAGAAGTGGCAATAGAATTGAGTTTCTATGTAAAGCTGCTGCAATTCCAGCTGCAACCCTAGGAGAAATACCAGTAAACTTTAGAGGACATATCCTCAAGTTAGCAGGAGATAGAACATTCGAAGATTGGTCAGTGACTATCATTAATGATTCAGAATTTTCTGCAAGGTCAAGCTTAGAAGCATGGCAACAAGACATACAAGAACTTGATTCAGGTGTAGGTATGGCGTCTAACGACTACCTACTATCAAGAGCATTTGTCGAACAACTAGGTAAAGACGACGCTGTCCTTGCGAGATATGAATTTTTCAACATGTATCCAAAGAACATTGCTGCTATCGAATTAAATTACGAAACAGTAGATGCACTGGAGGAATTCACAGTTGATTTCACATATTCTCACTGGGAAAGAGTCAAGTAATAATAGTGAGTTGACCTCTAATTTAGGGGTATAAATATAGTTATGGAATTATTTGGGTTTGAAATAACTCGTAAGAAAGACGAGTTAAGAGCAACGGAGGTAAAGAACGCTAAGTCGTTTGTACCTCCTGTTGACGATGATGGCACTCCCGTTATACAACAACAAGCGGGATACATATCAGGTGGCGCATATGGTGCCTATGTTGATATGGAAGGTGGTATCAAGAATGAGGCAGAACTCATTCGTAGATATCGTGAAACATCATTAGTACCTGAATGTGACTCAGCTATTGAAGATATAGTTAATGAGTGTATTACTTCTGATATATCAGATAGGATTGTTGCACTCGACCTCCGAGATGTCAAACTCTCGGATAGTATCAAGAAAAAGATACAAGACGAGTTTGCTCACATCTTATCCCTAATGAAGTTCAATCAGAACTCTCATGAAATATTCAGAAAGTGGTATGTCGATGGAAGAATTTACTTCCATAAGGTCGTTGATAGCAAACGACCAAAGTTAGGTATTGTAGACTTAAGGAACATTGACCCACTTAAAATTAAGAAGGTCAGGAATGTCGAAAAGGGTAAAGACCCTAAGACAAAGATTGAACGAGTAGAGAAAGTAGAAGAATTCTACATGTTCAATGACAAAGGATTTGATAAGACTTCTGCAACAGAAGGTGCAACAGTTAAAATTGCACCCGAGGCAGTGTCTTATACAACAAGTGGATTACTTGATTACAGTAGAAATGTTGTAATCGGTTATCTACATAAGGCATTGAAGACTGCAAATCAGTTAGCAATGATGGAAGATGCACTTGTTATCTATAGGATTTCAAGGGCTCCCGAGAGAAGGATATTCTATATCGATGTCGGAAACCTTCCAAAAGCAAAAGCTGAACAGTATCTTGCCGATGTTATGCACAAATATAGAAATAAATTAGTGTATAATGCAGAGACAGGTGAAATCAAAGATGATAGAAAACACATGTCAATGCTTGAGGACTTTTGGTTGCCTCGAAGAGAAGGTGGTAGAGGAACAGAGATTACCACTTTGCCAGGCGGTCAAAACCTTGCAGACATAGACGATATAGAATACTTCAAGAAGAAGTTATATCAGTCACTAAATGTGCCTGCAACTAGATTAGAAGCAGACAATGGATTTAACATGGGTCGTGCTTCAGAGATATCTAGAGACGAACTTAAATTTAATAAGTTCACAAACAGACTTCAAAAGAAGTTTGCAAGAGTTTTTACAGACATGTTAAGAACACATTTAGTTCTTAAGGAAATAGTGACTGGAGAAGAGTTTGATAAATTCAAAGACTTTATCCAGTATGAATTTGCAACCGACAACCACTTTACAGAGTTGAAGGAAGCAGAGATTCTAAGGGAAAGATTAGATACCCTTGGAGGAATTGCTGATTATGTTGGTAAATACTATTCAAACGAATATGTTAGAAAGTATGTACTAAGACAGTCAGAGGAAGACATCAAAATCATTGACCAACAGATACAAGACGAGGGTGGTAATGAAGAAGATGGAGAAGACGATAGCTTTGGAGGATTTTAATAATGAGTGAAGACATATCAAGAAAGATAGTTGACGGAATTGAAGCAGGAAAGTTGGAACAGGCAAAGAACGATATCTTTGACGGAATCAAACAAAAGGCTGCAGAAGTTGTTGATATGAAGAGGGTTGAAACTTCTGTGAATTGGTCACAGAACGAAACCGAAGAAACTCCTACAGAGTCATGAAATCGTTTTCAGAAGTTTCTACGGAACTTCACGAGGCCACATTTAAGTGTCCCGAAGGTCATGTAGAACTTAAGAGAGAAAGTGTAAAATATGGTGAAGAAACCATAAATATAATTTACACTGAGTGTAAAGAAGGTATAACAGTATTCTTAAACGGACATGGAATACATGAGACCTTCGAGGACGAGGAGTCCTTAAAAGTTGGTATGCTAGAAGTGAAAAGAATGTTGAAAGACATGTCCGAAGAAGGTATATCAATAGAGGAAATAACAAATGAAATTAATATCTGAATTTAACGACTACGGAGTACAACCCGTAATAGTCGAACAAAACGAAAAAGGTGAAAAGGATTACTTCATCGAAGGAATCTTTATGCAATCAGAAATTAAAAACCGTAATGGAAGGATATATCCTAAAGAAGTTATACAGAAAGAAGTAAAAAGGTATAACAAAGAGTTCGTAGAAAAGAAAAGAGCATTCGGAGAGTTAGGACACCCCGAAGGCCCTACAATTAATTTAGACAAAGTGTCCCACATGATAGAGAAATTAGAAGAAGATGGAAACAATTTCGTGGGACGAGCAAAGATTTTGAGTACACCAAACGGTCAAATAGTTAAAAATTTGATAGATGATGGTGCCAAACTGGGTGTTTCTTCTAGAGGTCTAGGTTCACTAGAATCTAAAGGAAATGCACAGTATGTTAAGGACGATTTTCAACTTGCAACAGCAGGTGATATCGTTGCTGACCCATCCGCTCCTGAAGCATTTGTAAATGGT